CTCTTGATAGGTGCCACCCATCGTGCTCGGGGCTTCACCGGGGTGGAGAATGATAATGTCACCGTCAGAACGGACGGTTATGCCGCCCCATGCGGTGTCTGGGTTGTCGGTTGGGTCGTAGAATTGGTATTCTGTGTTACCGGATGTTCCGCCGTAGTTTGAAGCGTCTACCCAAGTGTCTGTTGATGTATCAAAGCGGGCATAAAGTGATACAAATGATGATGAACTAACACCTAATACATGAATAAAAGTGCCATCAAAATAACTATCTAAATATCCTGTAACAAAAGGGGGTTCATTACTTGTGTCTTGTGCTGTAAATGAACTTGTTGGGTCTGTCGCCTTATATGCTATTAACCGACCAATAGCAAGAATAACAAAATATACATTTCCAGAACCATCCGTATATGGCCCAATATTGCCGCTACCTAGTGTTGAAAAAAATCCTGTACTTATTGTTGTCGGGAGTGCCATTACAGAACCCCCGCACTGGCAACGATACGGTGATCTGTGTAGCCGTTGGCATCAAGCAAGGTGCGCCATTCCTCTGCGGTCTTGACGTTCAGCACCACGTCTGACGGGTTAGGTTCGATGATATGAACCACTGTGCAGGACGGATTGGGACGTAGCTGTTCGCAACGCTCTACAAGTGTAAGAGACGCCGCATCATCACCGGCATCCATACTGTCGATGGCATACTCCGTCACGATAACATCTACTTTGTTGCCTAGTGCCTGACGCACATTGCGGCGTGATGCGGTGGTAGACAAATCCTCGCCAAGTATATTGACAGATGTGCGTTTGCCGTCAGGCCGCAACCAGTATGACCACGGATCAACGGGCGTGTTGTAATCCGGCCCGATCATCACAGGCAGGTTGTCGGGATCGAAGCCGGTTTCAGCCAGCGCAGCGCGTAATTCAACTTCCTCCGAGGTATCCTTATTGTTCAGGATGTAGTCGGACGTATCGACGGTGACGACATTCTTGCCAAGTTGCGTCAGGGCTTCACCAGCCCATCCAAACCCACCACCAATAATGGCAATGTCCTGAATGGAATTGAACCCCGGTACAGACTGGTATCGGTCCACGATGGCTTGCACCATGCCCTGCTGGCCGAACCAGTGGTAATGGAAGCGGGGAACGCGCGGATAATTCCGCACTCCCCACTTCCAGCCGGTACAGGTGTACATCGTGTCGAATGTAGCCTTGTCCCATACGATTGCCATTACGCTGCCTCCGCTGTAAACCTAAGCCTCAAGTCGCTGTAGTTTGTTATACTATCAGCTTGAGCGCCGCTCAACGTAAACTCGCCGTCTACGTGGGTTGTACCTACCGAGTTATGGGTGTTGGATGCAATCACTGTAGTACCGTCTATGAGAGACACAGTGAAATTCATTGTGGCTAGGGCGTTACCCTGTTTTCTGTAACGGTACACTATCTTATGTCCGTAAGATACAAGCGGATCACCGACCCCGGTTACGGCTACTTCACACGTATCGCTCTGACCAGAAGCCAGAGAAGAAGAGTAGATAAAGTCCGCGTCACTTGGCACTAACTCATCTATGGATGCGTACAAGTTTACATTAGACCCAAGTTCGTTAAGCCAGCCGCCATCTGTAATGTCTGCTGATGGACGCTGATATATAGACGGCCACGCTGTAACGTCTGAACCGGTAACCGTGTACGAACCTGCATCCGAAATTGAGGCAAGACCATACAACATCGTGTTGTCAGAACCCGTAAGCGAATAGTTTCCAGCATCAGCAGTTAGATCGCCCGCCGCCAGAAGGGTAGCATCCGAACCTGTCAGAGTGTAGGAACCAGCGTCAGTGTCTACACTGTATGTATACAGGAAGTTAGCGTCTGTACCTGTAACAGCGTAAGAGCCAGCGTCAGCAGCTACATTATACGTATACAGGAAGCTAGCATCGGAACCTGTAAGGGTGTACGAACCGGCGTCAGCGGTCAGATCATAGCCATACAATACGTTGGCGTCAGAACCCGTCAGGGTGTAAGAGCCAGCGTCAGCGGTCAGATCGTAATTGCGTAGAAGACTGGTTGCTGAACCAGTGATAGCATATGAACCGGCGTCAGCCGCTATAGACCGCGCCGCTATTTCCTGAAGTGTGGCACTTGAACCAGTAACAGCATAAGAACCAGCGCTAGCGTCCGTACTATATCCGTACAAGAAGCTAACATCTGAACCGGTCAGAGCATACGAGCCAGCGTCGGCAGCTACTTGGTAGCCTACAAGTAAAGTGGATGCTGAACCAGTAACAGCATAAGAACCAGCGTCAGCGGTAAGTGTAATATTCTGACTGCTACCAACAGGTATTGAAGCAATCGGACTGCTAGCTATTGGACCAAACGCTACCATTGCCCCGCTCCCTACGCAAAGTCAGTAATCATTACCGCTACTCTGCGGCTAGCGTCGCCACTATCAATAGTGTGCGAGCCACCAAAGGGCACGTTCGATACGCCGTCTACGCCGCAGAACCATTCATTTGACCGGATATCAAAGTCAAACCGCTCAGTCACACTATCTGCATTGGTAATGCTGGACGTACCAGCCGTGCCGTTTACGTTCATACCAACGCCGATGAGCGGACAACCACGAGCGTTACTGCTAAGAGTTATGTTGCCAGTTGTGGCATCATCGGCGCTATAAAAGAACGACGAAGCGTTGACCGTCCACACGGCGATGGCGAGATTCCAATCGGTAGATGCGGTGTTGATGTTTAACACGATGTCGGCTGTCGATCCAGTCTGCGTGTTCCTTGTTACTAAAGCAACCCCGGCGGTTGTCGAATGGTATGCCCGCAGCGGTGTCGCCGCGGCACCACCAATAGTGATCGAGACAAGTCCCGCGCTGTTTGCCGCGTAGGACGCGCAGCCAACAATCACATAACGGTCACTTGCTGCCGTGCCAATGGGCTGACTCGTGAATGTGTGCGAGCTACCCGATGTCAGATTGCCGCTGGAAGCGTTGCCGATGTACTGCAAGTTCAAACTGACTGGCGTTTGTACAGAGTGAGTGCCGCCGGAAACGTCCTCAGTAAGCGTAATCGTCTCATGCGTTGGGGTATAGGACTGATTAATTACCGCGTTAGTCCAGTTACCATCCAACACTCGCTGCCGCACCGAGCGCAAGTTGTGAACGCCAAACAGCGCCTGCCCGTCTACACCAATCAGCCCTGCGTTCTGACTCCACCGGTTACTCATCCCGCTCTTATCTCCCATCCAGCCAGTACAGGACCAGTCGAACTATCGTTGGCGTCACTGGATACGTTGTATGTTCCGGTACCTGCATCTTTTACGCCATACCCATCGAGATCGCCGCTGCTGGAAAAAGTTGTCGAGAAGTCTGCTGTGACCCCCGACAACGTTCCTGTATTGTAATCAATGGCACAGCCCCAAAACACAAGATTGCCAGAGGTCACACCAGTAAGACTTGCCGACGGAAGGACGCCCGTATCACTTGCTGTCTGGACCTGTGTGACGCTCGTTAGAGCATTGCCGTATGCCGCATACACACCAATAGCACAGCCCCAACAAGTATTGGAAAATGTAATTGCTACAGTTCCGGTGGTCCCGGTGTTGACGACGGCTGATATAAGGGTCAATCGAACCGCGTAGTCTGTGCCGAGGTAGTTGTAAGAGGTGGAAAACGTACCATGGACGGTGGCTGTTTCTCCCCCAATTGTGGCGCTAGAGATTGTGGGCACCAACACGGTTGAACCAATGTGGTTGGCCACAATGCTAAACACTCGTCTGTCGTTTGTTGGAACTGACCCTATTGCTTGAGATGAGAACGTATATGTTGTGAGGTCGGTGGCGCTATTGGCGGCTGTCTGATACGACACACTGTCGAATGATGCACCAGACACAGGGCCATAATTGTAGATACTGTTGAGGCTATGAATGCCACCGGGGTTCGGGCGTCCATCGTACCCGATCAATCCTCCATGGTAGTCCCAGAGCTTACTCATAGCGATGCCCTCAGTATACCGTTGGCCCCCGCCGAGATCGTCAAGGTATTGTTGCAGGTATCGTTGCCGCTACCCGTAAGGTCGGCCACGCAGAGCAATGTTCCACTCGTCGTCCTGTAGATCACTGCGTAGCGGTACAACTTGTCGGCCGTGAATGTCCACGTTGCACTAGCAGTCAGATCAAGTTCCGCAACGCCAGACCCGATGTCGCTCCATGTTTTTGACAGCACAACCCCACCAGTCGTGTAGCCGTCGCCAGATGCGAGTTCGTTAGCAGAAATCCCTGCATACGTCGTGTCGCCGGTGCCGACAAAATCCGGTATATAACTAGTGGTGAACAGCGCCATCTTGAGTTCATCAGAGGACAAGTTATAGGTGCCGACCCACCAGATGTCTTGGTTATCGTCGTAAGACTTCCAGTCGTTCGTCTGAGCAGCATCGTGGGTAAACATAATGGAGTCTGTAAACTTCCAGTCGTTACCACTGCTGATCGTGTAGTCAGCCGGTGTGTTGTCAGCCAGTGCATAACCGACTAGATAGGTCGTTGTTGTGTCATATAGCACCATGTATCGGAACGTGATGTTGCCGGTGGCAGAGACCGCAGCGGTTTCCAAACCCCCGGTGTCACCGATAGTTGACATGGTGGTGGTGACGCCGCCGCTGGTGTAGCCGCTGGCAGTGGTCAGTTCGTTGGTCAAATCAGAGTAGGTGTCGTGAGCAGCGGAAGGCGTATAGCTGGACGTGAGGAAGGCGATCTTGAAACTATCGTTGTCAAAATCAAGTTCGCCCGTCCCGATGCGGTGCGGAACGCTGTTGTATAGTGTCCATACGCCAGCAGCCATTAGCTAATCTCTTCATAACTCACAACAGCTTCAAGATCAGACGCTGCCGAGGCTGTAGCTCGCAGCTTATCATTTTCTTCAAGGTAGATCGGTGCATCCTTAGAAACAGCAACCAGCGTTGTATCAGCCGGAACATTCACCGTGTTCGTGATCCGGTACGAAGTACCGGCGTTTTTCTGAACTTCGACATTTACAGTTGCATCATTGAGTCCATCTACGTTAGCAACGTATACCGATACAACACGAACTAATTTACCCGACGACGCAGCGTTGGCCACAAGATCGGTAGCCGTAGCCCCAATAGCAACACCCGCTACCTTGCCGGTAATAAGTTGAACATTAGCAACATTAGGTGCGGCCATGTGTTACCATCCTATTATGTTGAGGGCGAACGCTCTACGGCCAGATGAAACATCTTCTTCATCCGCAACGATTGCCACAGTGGCTGAACCAGATAAAGTTATCGCCGTATCCGAATTAGTGCTTTCAATAACTGACCTTGACAATGTAGTACCGGAAGCGGTGTAGGTACCTACACCGACTTCCCAACTTGTACCATCTTCCACCAAATACTTAACCGTATCACCATCAGCCACGCCGCCGTCAGCAAACGTCTGATAGCCGCTTTCAGCGGCACCGAGGGTTATTGTGCCGGTACCTGTAGTGCTGGTAGCGACTTTAACCCTATTGGCCAAGACATACGGCATTTACTCACCTCACTTGCCATACGGGGCGAACATCGCCGCCACTGGCACAAAAGCGTGTGTGTATGCGCCCACATGTACAAATAAATTTGTAGATGTCTGGCGCTTTTTCGTCTGCGTTGGACTTCAACGCAACGATGTCATGGTTCTCAGGGTGGCGGCAGCACGACTGCAACTTCTGGTCTTGCTCAAGCCGCTCAATGAAATGAGCGGGGATGAGTTTCTTTACCTTGGCTACAGAAATGCGGGGGCAGGCTTCCACCTGCCGCCCGCTTGGACCGACACCCATGCTGTTACCCGGCATGGAGTAGCCCCCCTTATGAGATGGTCATAAGAGTGTCGCCGGTAAAGTCAACGGTGAAAGTTTCACCGTTACCGAGCGTGAAGTTCGACCCGTAATCCCAATAAGCGATAAGCGGATCAGCAGTCGGCGTAGTCGGCGTGTCGTCATACAGAACAACATAACGCGCAGCAGTCCAGTCGCCTGCGGTAGCCGTCCACACAACGTCAGTTGCACCGATGGTGACCAAAGCACCGGAACGAGTGCCAGTATTGAGCGTGTCTTCACCGCCCGCAGTGTAACCGGTACCAGTCGGCTGAGTAATATCAGCAAGCGTCTGGTCAGTAGCCACAATAGGGGCGTCAGAAGCAAGAGCAACCTTCAGCGTGTCTGTACCGCCGAACAGGTCGATTTCCTTGTTGGTGAGAAACTCTACAAAGCTCTCGTATTTAACATAAAGGGCCATAGTTTTTTATCTCCTTTAGGTAACTGTGGCGTCACGCAGTGAAATGCTTATAGCATCAACAGTAAACGGGCTTCCTAACGCTACCGTATCTGGTGCGGCCAAGGGGCCGGTAGCCAATAATTCAGTACCGCCAGTATAGACCAATGCCCAATGCGTTGCTACACCTGAAGAAGATGCAACACCGTCAGTGAATTGATCTATAACAACACGTCTACCCGACGTAGCACCGTTCTCTGGAGAACCCACAGACGGACTACTCTTACTACCGAGACTATAAGTAGATGTAGCCTCGGAGTAACTTGTTGGAACCTGAGAACACACATGCACAGCATTAGCGTTGGACGTGATATATGTCAGCCCATTATCAAAAATGCTGTCTGCAATAAATTCACCTGCCATCAGGCAAAGTCCTCACGTACTCTGAATTTTAACACTTGGTACACTGTGTGTTTCGCGCCATTAAGATCAACTTCGATTTCACCCTCATACAATCCGGGGTCAACACCTAGCACGTTATTAGAAAAATCAAAAGTGACAACGCCGTTTACAGCGTCGGTTTTTGTACAAGCTATTGTGCTAAGTAGCGTCGTAGTACCCTTCTTGCGAAAGTACACACGCACGCTAGTATTTGCGTCAGATAGATCGTATGGGTTACCTGTAACCTCATCCGTAAGCGTAAGCTGTATGGTAGGTTTAGTGTCACCTTGGACTAACTTGATAGTGTCAGTTGTACTGGACATAAAGCCCCCTTATGCAAACGGACGCATCCGTACCGATAAAGAACCGACACCCACGCCCAAGTTAGCTTTAGCTCGCCGCTTAGATACATGAAACGCTGCTTCTTGTGCGTTACGCGCGGCTTCTTTCGTATCCGTCCACGACTTATTAGGGAGGTTGAGAAGCTCTTTAAGCGCCATATGGACAATAGCATCTTCAAGTTCATCAAAGGTGGTTTTGTCCATAGACACAGCATCTGGTGTGGGGCGCAACGCCAGAAACAATTTCAGGCTGTAATTAGTGCCGACATCCTTGGTGTCCGGTACAGGTGCCAGAAGAAAACAATCCGGGTTGTATTGGAATATGAAGCGCGGCTCACTAAGATTAACCGTGTCTGGCCACATCGGCCAATACTGATGTATCTGCGCCTCAGTGGTAATCTTCAACTGTGCGCCGTCAATCGCTGCATATGTCAGACCACATACCTCAGTGTAATCAGGAGTCTCGTACTCGTATTCGTAAATACCGGCTGTGGTAATAATCGGGTCCATCTCGTACCGCCAAGCCAAGGTGTTCTCACAGACTTTGATAGCCGCACGACGAACGTATTGTTCGATAGTGGGTGGTGGACAGCCGGGAGCACTAGCTGAGATAATATTTTCAAGGTCCAGAAAAGTACGTGTACCGGACATCAGCGTACATCCTTCTCGTCCAGACCGCCCTTTTCAGAGTCAGTGACCAAGCGCGACTCCATATTAGCCTGAAGCTGTTGTATAAAGGACTGCTGGAACATCTGTGCACGTTGAGACGTAACGTGCTCGTTGTCAATAGATTCAGCAAGCCACACAACACCATCAACTACAGCCGGAAAATACGCATCGGACAACAAGCCTATCGTGTCTCCAATAGCGTAATCAGACGGGCTTTGCGCATACTCAACAACCAGTGTCTGTGCTGCTGGAGCTTGTGGGTAGATAAAGAACTTGTTCTGGTTACGGGGGTGGCGCATCCATGCAGTAGCTGCACCGGCGGTGGCTGTGCGCCATGATGGGTAAGTTTGGTCTATAGTCTCGCGGTTAATCTCGCGTAGCGCATTCCCGTTCTGCACACGAAAAACTTCAAACACACGAATAGAGTCCGCTGGTGCAGACTGTACAACCTCACCTGCAGTACACGCTACGGTACCGATGTAGGCAAAGAGGTCTGGACGCATCAACGCCATACGCTTCAGCACTTGATTGCCGAAGCCTACAAGGTCAGCATCAGAGAACCGCTGCAGATCGAGGGATACACTTGTATCCTGCAGTAGCTTCCTAGCTTCGTTCACAACCTCTTGCAGTGTCATTACTTGGGCCAGCCTTCAGCAGCTTCTTCCGCCAGTGAAGGCGGTGTTGGATCAGGTTCTTCGATCTTGACTTCCTCAAGCGTCAAACGAGACTTGCGGCCCTTGGTCGCCTTCGGCTGAAACCTTTCAGGGAACGCTTCTTCTTCGGTAACGACTTCTACAAGGTTAGCGCTATCCAGCAAGGTAAGCTCGTTATAGTTGTAGATTGTACCCTTCGTTTTATGTCTGAGAAATTTCCTGCTCATAGATCACCTCGTGTTGTTGGTGTGGGGGGATCAACGATCCCCCCTAGTTACTTGTTAGACGCTACCGTTGCAATCAACAAAGACAGCCCACAGACGAACCACCGCAGTATCAATACTGTTGTGGTCAAGCGAGATGTCGATAGTATCGGCAGCAGCGTAGTATTTACCTGCACTGTAGCCGGTAACCGTGTTCGGCGCGCCCTCAGTAAGTGCCAGCGTCATTACACCAGAACCTGCAGAGTTAAGGTTTACAGCGTCAAGGTATCCGTTCGGATCAGCACCGTCACCGACATCCATAGTCGCGACAGCACCTTCCGCAGTGGTTACTTCATAACCAACAGAAAGTACATGCGTGCCTGCCGGAACCGGTAGAACTTCCAGAACGTCAGTAGCGGCCAGAGCGGTAGCACTGGCGGCGACACGAGCAGCAGCAATAGCTGCAAAATCCAGCTTAACTTCCTGAATGGAAACTTTATGCAAGCCCCGATCCGTGTAAGCTGCGGAACCCTTGTTGAACCCAAGGGAGTCAGTATAAGTGGCCATAAGGTTGGTCCTCCTTGCTTGACCGGTTAGATGGGGGCGTTAGCCCCCACCATGTTACAGGGTGATAACACCACGTGCCAGAGCTTCCGACTTAACGGTCTTGTAACCGTAAACCTGAAGGCCGCGAACGATGTCACCGAAGGTCGTGGTCGAGCGGAGCGTTTCCATCTCAGTCATCTGAGAAGCAAACGTGAAGCCCATCTTGTGACCAGCGATGATGTCGAACTCACCGCCGCTATTCGGCAGGTTGTGGCTCATGTAGAGCATGAACCGGTCAATCATGCCGAGACGGCCATTACGCAGGATAGAGGTGTTGTCACCAGCGAGCGAAGCATCCTTCAGATCAGACTTTTTGATCAGACCAGCCATCTTGGCGGGAATGACCATCCAGCGATCACTTTCAGGGCAGTTAGCTTCGTCAAGCACGGTACCCATGTCCACGATATACTGAAGCACATTCGCAGAAGTCAGGGCTTCGGGCGTACCAGCAACACCAAGGTCGATGTTACCAGAGATACGACCAGCAGTCAGACCCTCGTTAAACGAAGAAACTTCCGTCACGATGTTAGCCAGAACACGCTGGTCAATCTTGATCTTCATACGCTCGGAAGCGTCCTTAGACCACTTGTCCATCAGGTCGATGTCCGACTGAATCTTGTCTACATCATCCTCGATGCAGGCGAAGTAGTCGCCCTTGTCGATGAGAAGCTGCAGCTTCGGCTTGTCGGGGTTTTCCACGGTCAGGGTCTCACCCTTCGTGTAAGTACGAATGGTGATTTCCGGGGTGGTGCGGATATTAACCGTGTCGCCAAACGACTTGATTTCGCCTTCGTAATCCGTGTTGGCAATAGCAGCCAGCACAGTTGCGTCGTAGAAATTCTCAATCATCTTGCCCGACCAGATTTCGGGGATGAAGTTGCCGCTATAGTTAGGGCGACCGGCAGAAACAGGATACGACATGTTATCCTCTCCTTAGAGTCATTGGGTTGATCCTATACGACCCTCTCGCTGTGCAGCGAAAATGTCGCGTTCAATCCGGTCACGCTCCTTTTCTCGTCCTTTAAACTTACCCATACGAACATCGTTGTAGAACGCCTTAATCTCGTCCGTAGAGTAGGTCTTAGGGTTGGAATCCGCTGGCTTACCGGCGCTACGCGAGCGACCCGGCGACACCTGCTTCTCCAACTCGGAGGCAGACCGATTGGGCTGACCATTGGTATTTGCTTCTGTACCCGTCTGAGGTGCAAACGAATCAAAGAACGCAATAACACGATCCGCATTAAGGGCTTTCTGCGCATCCTCAAGGAAGGACTGACGCGTGCGGCCCGTCAACGGGTCAAGTTCCAGCAACCAAGACTGGAAGTCTGGACTGTTATTGATCTGCTGCCAGTCTGGTACACGGCGGTTCAATTCTGACCAGAACCGTTCAGTCGCTGTCTGTGTCTGCTGCTTAGCCACGTTCTGCACAGTAGGCAGTACGTTTGTATTCAGGCTATTAGACAGTTCAGCAAGCGTCCTTTCGATTTGGGACATCTTGGACATTACCGGTCCAAGCTCTTCCTTCGAGACTTTACGCATAACGTCGATAGAGTCTCCGTACTCTTCCACATCGGTATCAGTCACGTATTTCTGAACCTGTTGTGGCGTATCGGTCTCTGCCTTCGTCGACTGCGGATTAGTCTGCAGTGAAGAAATAAGCTCTTCCAACTGGGATACACGCTCTTCATAGCTCCGATTGTTAGCCTGAAGACGTGCAATGTCAGCGTTGTACATACCCTGAAGGGTTCTGTACTTGTGTTCAAAGGTATCCTCACCCCCCTTACTGTCATGGTCTCTAACAGTTTCAGGGGCTGCATCTTCTACAACACTGTCGGATTCATCAGAAGCCTTTCCACTTTCAGCGGCCTCAAGCTCAGTATCAACGTTATCGTCGTCTGCATCTTCAGGGGCTTTAGCTTCGGTCTCGTAGAACTTCTTAACTTCCTCAGACTGTTTACGAATTTGCTCAGGTACAGGCATTATACGCTCCTATCGGTATGCGTAGGGACATGCGGCTTCCTCACCAGAGGTTTAGCCACGCTCATTGCAGGGGCTTTTTCAAGGAACTCAACAAGTTCCTTCAACGCTTGGCACCGACCCTGCGACTGTGCTGCGTTGCTAGATGCATAGGGAAGCGCACTTAACTCAGCCGCATACCAACCCTTCAACCAAGACATGAACTCATTGTTCATCTTGGAGATGTGGGCT